CGCAAAGAAAAAGAACATACTGAAAAGTTTGAAGAATTGGATGAGGTTCTGGCCCAAACGATGACCTTATACCATCTTGCAATTGAAGGTGGAATGACAGAAGACCAAGCGGCACATGCAGCAATCATGACTATCAAAGAAATGTTACTGAAAACACCATCGCCGGACTTACTAAAAGAAGATCTATCATTAGGCAGAAATCATCGTAAATCTAAAAGAAAAACTAAATGGGCTATATTCTTAGATTATCTCCATCAAGCAACAAAGCCAATTGATGATGTACCCTTTGTTCAAAATTTCGTCAGATGGGTAAATGAACGAAAGGGCCGGATGATGCAATTCATAGTGAATTTTTACCTATGTCTTCAATTTATTGCTCAGATGCTATACACAATGTTCTATGAGATGTGGAAACTCCTATTTATAGGGGTCAGCATAATAACAGACCATCTATTTAATCAAAAGAAAGCTAAACGGATTAAATCAGCCTGGGCACTTAGTGGGCTGACAAAAACTCCAAGGCTGTCTGCCAAAGCAAGATTAGAAATGGAAATAGCTCTCTCATCGTTTTCTGGTCGCAATGATTTTCTACACGATTATAAAAATTTCTGTGAAGATCTACGAAGAGCTGGAAGTTCTGTTGGTGCCAAAAATGGATCACGAATCGGAAGCCGTCAACATCGTAGCGTGACCTGGTCTAAACCTGTCATGTCACGACAAGAGGCTGAAGCACTTGGGTTTGAAGAAGGTGAATATATCTACGATCCCGTATATCAAAAACGTATTAACAGTTACGCATTAGGTGACAAGCAGGGAGCCGATTGTGTCTACTTCGGTGAAAAGAACCCCGAACGAATTAGAAGAAGCATTGAACGGTATGCTCCAAGTTATGAACCTATTTCTTCAGATGATCGCGATCTTGCCGTCCAAATTGCAGATGCTATTGTGGAAGAGTACCCTGATATGATGACAAATTGTGAGATAACTCCATTACGCGCAGTCTTGGCATACATCAAAGAAAAATATTCGCCGGGGTCGCCCTTCATCGGCGTATTCAAATCAAGGCAAGCCATGTTCGATGCTGGATGGGATGAAGCATTGATGGAAAACGCAAGAGCAAAATTACTCGAAGGAAAATACCCGGTTCAGTTCTACCACGCATTCGTAAAAAGTCAGGTTGTAAATATTGACAAGGTAGTTAATCATAACAAGAACCTAAGAACGGTTGTCGCACAAGATCTGGCCTCATATTTCATCGATCAGTGTATACAAATAGAAAGAAATAAGCGGATAAACTGGCGTGAGACCGGTGCAGGAATGGGCATGGTACTAAACCAGAATATGCAACATCTGTTCCTGGAACTCGAAAAAGTACGCAAACAGGGAGGTCAATATTTTATCGCAGACGCTCATGAAATGGATGCACGTACAAAACCTTTCCTTTGGGAAGGTCTGGGAAGACTGGCACAACGTGGTTTTGAACACAAACCAAACGGGGCAGCATTCTCATCTGT